GCAGCAACTCTAGGTAAAATCTCATTATGTTTCACTGCTGTTAAAATTTCAACAGCTTTATCACTTGTTTTTTGAGCTAACACTTTATCAAAAGGCACAAGCTCATAATATACCTCAGAATTATTTTTATTAACTACTGTAAATAAAGCAGGGTTATCTGTCAAATCCATGTAAGCTTGGTACAGTGCAATTTGGGAAGCATAAGTTAAATTAACCTCCCTAACACCTTTCCGAACAAATTCATTGAAGCTCTTGTCGTTAGCTGACTTGCACTCCCACAACATAGGATATTTTATGCCATCAGGACCACCACAAATGACACCATCTATGTGACCTTTGACCTGATCATCGGCTATAGAAAAACCAAATTGTTCGCCATTTTTATCTGTAGCTCTCAAATCAAAACCTGCTTTTGTTAACCAACCATGAGCCATGTCCTCTATGACATGACCAAATTGGAATATTCTTAATAACTTGGCACTAAACTCACTTTCTTTATCAGGCTCCTGACCCATATACCTGTATTGTATCTTACGGGAACATGATTCGCCCAGAGAAGACGCTCCAAGATATGTTCGTTTTTTCTGACTTTTGTTCGCTTCCTGTATCGAATCATCAACTGCTTCCTGTATTATTTTGCAGGTTTTTTCCGAAAGGGAATCCTGCTTCCTTGTCGTCAATGTTGAATTTGAGCCAGATTGCTGCCAAATAAGTTTCGATAAATTCATCTTCTAATCCTTCCATTCTTTGTATAGACATGACCAAGTATAACACATCTTGCTCATCAAGTTCCGTAAACTTCTTGTTCCAGCCAACTTGTCCGAACAATTTTCCGACATTTTTTAGTGTACTGTTAAGTTTGTCATTTCTTCCATTTTCTTCCAACCTTCAATCTCCCCTTCGTCTGTTCTCATGAATGACATCATGAACAATTCTTCGTTTTCGTGGTACGCAGTGGCGTAACCATTCTTTGCATTAATGCCAGATTCAGAAATTTTTTTTTCTATTATCTCGCCTATTTTATCTATAACTTCATCTTCTGAAAAAAACATACCTTCAACAGGAGCAAAAAATTCTATGTTTAACTCTCCATTTTCAGTGTTTAAAACAATTTTTATTTCTACATGGGGCATTATGCTACGTCCTTTCTAATTACATTTTGTATCATAGAATCAATTTTGCTCTTATTCCATAGGTAATTTAAATAGCAAGCTGCTCTATATTTTGTCCATGAAAAATCAAATCCAGATATTATTATACCAGACCTAGCTAACATCTCTTTCTGTTTGTCGCTGATTCTTTCATTTAACCACCTTCTACCTTTCTTGGCACTATTACTGTCTTCAATCTCTCTTAGAAAGTCATCAGCAGATGCAATAGCCTGTTGTTTAGTTCCAATACTAACCATTCTTAACTTGCCACCAGAGCTCTTTACAATGCCACATGATATATCCCCTAGATCTGCTACCAAAGCAAAGCCATTGAAACCCGAAGCAGATAAACATTTTCCTGTACCGAACAAATCTGTCCACCTGAAAGGAGAACGATCAATCAAGTCAATCTCTGTCATGTTAAACTCTACTAAATCTGTATCTTGGTTCTGACCAAACTCATGACCACAGATAGGACACTCACGAACACCTAACGGCACGACTGAATCACATTCAGGACAAACCTTTTCTGGTGCCTGACCTTGCATATTAGACTCTGACCCTTCAAGATTGACATCATCTTCTAATGAACCATGTGTAAGAACAGAAGTTCCGAAATCCAGCACAACACAATCTGTTTTAATTATGTTCGGGTGTTCATCTGGATCAATGGTACGAAGACCTCTGCCAATCATCTGCACCATAGTTGCTTTGTAAGAACAAGGACGAGTTAGAACAATACAGGATACAGGTGGTGCATCAAAACCTTCTGTAAGCACAGCTACATTAACAACCACTTCCAAGTCACCGTTTGATAAATCATTCAGGATATTAGCCCGAACATCTTTATCTGTGTTGCCAGTAAGAACCTCTGCCTTTACCTGCTGCTCTACAAACTCTTCACATAAATCTTCAGCATGAGCAACTGTCGAACAAAAAACAACTGTCTTGCGACCTAATGCTTTTGCTTTCCATTCATCAACAACACGTTTGTTGATTGCTCGTTTATTCATAATCCGAGCTACTTGATCCATATCAAAATCAACCACTGTCTTGCGAACATTTTGAAGTTCAGCACGTACACCCACGTCAATGACGAAGGTTTTTGGGGCGACAAGAAAACCCTCACGAATGAGTGTTGATATTTCGATCTGATGGGAGCAATTGGTGAAGACTTCACGTAAACCTTTCTTATCCCCACGATTAGGCGTAGCAGTGAAGCCAACGATCTCAACATTTTTATTATTTTCTTTAGCATGATTTATAATCCGAGTGTAAGTTTCTGCAACAATGTGGTGACTTTCATCAACAACCACCATATCTACAGGCTTCATCTTCTCTAAATTGTTTGGCCTTGATAGCGTTTGCACCATAGAAAATACAGCATCTCCATCCCAATTCTTTTGTTCGGCATTAACTACGCTGGTAGATATGTTCGGATTGATTCGCTGGAACTTACTTATGTTCTGGTTGACCAGCTCATCTCTATGCTGCAAAACCAGAACATTTTTTCGTGAGTTGTGACGTTTGCCAATCAAAGATGACAGCATAATTGTTTTACCTGCACCTGTTGGTGCAACAACAACAGTGTTGCCATGCTTGTCTAAAGCTTCCGATGCAGAATTAACTGCAACTTCTTGATATGGTCTTAATAACATTTACACCTCACTTTCAATAATGTGGGAAGTTTTGCGTCCTACGTACTTCCCAAACGTAGTCCTAACGCACATCGAGGTGTTGACGCTAGAGAACTAAAAAATCTTATATTTACAGGGTACAATCATACACGGATATGTCAATTGCACCCTCTCACAGCCTTTAAAACAAGCCGTTTTTTACCAGAACAGCCTTAACTCACCCCGTCTGATCCTATCTCAGCCAACCTCAACATATCGCACCCCAACTGCCTAAACATGACTAACAGCACCTCTCCCCAAGATAACACAACTCAACTGCCTGAACTTATCGCACCCCAAAATAACATATCGCACCTCACCCCAACTGCCACAACTCAACTGAACTGAACAAAGCTTAACTTACTCCACCCAAGGCTACAAAACCCAAACTTACAAAACCCAAACTGCCGTAACGCACCCAACTCGAACTAACAAGACCACAACTGCCATACCGAAACGCAAATAAACTCAACGCAACTCTCCTCACCTCAACCATAACTGCCTAAACGGAACGCACCACAACGCAGCCCACACAACCATAGACTAACAAAACTGCCTAAACGTAATGAAACGCAACGCAACGCAACTGTCCTGAACGCACCTCGACTGCCATACCGAAACATAAAAGAACTTAACCAAGAGAACCCTAGCCGACCCAAACGAACTGCACCATAACTGTCTTAACTGATCCGAACTGATCCAAGCAAACCCAACCCCTACTGAACTGCCTTAACAAAACATAACGCAACCTAACGGAACGTTCCTCACCCCTACTTGCCGTTTGTTAACTGCCTTAACATAACCCAACGCTACATATGCCTAACTGACCTGACCCCACCTCGACACAAGACAAAAAATCAACTTGCTTCGCTAGAAACACTTTCTGATTCTAATGAGTCAGCAACTTCTTTAAGTGACTCAATATCAATATTTTTTAAAGCACAGATACCATCATGCCTATTAATCCATGCTCTTAATTCTCTACAAGATTGGCGGCACAACTCAGCAACAACTTCTGGATTTTCTAAATCAAATCTTTGATAGCCACCACCTTGTGCACGATTATCTATAGGAGAAATATAAGTAGGAAACCGAACAACTTTTGCATCTTCGATTGTAATTGAATCTGTTGCATCTATTGTTTCTGTTGGTAGATCTCTATATTGAACTGTAATTTTACAACCTGTAGCAAATTGTCTAGCTATCTGAATACGATACTTTAAAGCCATCTTTGCATCATCGTCAAAACCGAACAATTTATAAACAGGATGCTCTGGATTATCTTTAATCCAATCGACAAACTCGGCAGGAACATAACTGTTCCTGCCCGTCTGGTTAAGGTAATCGTTGATTATCTTTTCACGATCCTTCTTACCAAATCTTTTTGCCATACTATGCAACTTCTTTCAAAAGAGAAGCTCTTTTAAGTCTCTCTTCTTGCATTGCTTCGTATAATTGATGACTTATATTGTCATGTGACTCAATCTCTGGACTTTCCAAAGCAAGTTTTTGACAAGTAGCACCCTCTTCTTTGGTCAGCTCATCCCAAAGTTTTTGGTCTGAAGAAGTATTTCGAGTATCCAAGATTTTATAACCACCCATAGGGCCGCCTTTCTCAATTCTCCAATCGCCTAACCCACACAAAGTTCCTGCGTTAGTCAATAGAGAAGTAATGTTCAATTGACTAAAGGTAGGATTAATATATCGGATAGTAACTTCAGAACACCATCTAGGTAACTTAGCTCTAGTACGAATATCTGGTGTTCTATTTATATCAGAAGAACGAACCACAGACATATTCATATAAGGCTTACCCCAGATATTAATGTGCTCGCCTACAACGTAGATACCACGATTAATACCTGCTTCTTCTTTTCTTC